TAATGGGCTTGGAGAAATCTGATTCACGCGAGGTCGCTGAGAATATCACGCGCCACATGGTTGGGTCTGCGATAGAGGACGGAGCCTATACGGTTGTTGCGTTGTCAGCGATGACTGGAATACCGAAGGGGACTTTGTATAACTGGAAGAACGGTAAACAGACACCGAGAAAATCATCAAACGAAGGAGTGGAAAAAATTATGGCTATAGTTGGTAAAGAGAAAGCATTGCCACGTCATACATCTTGGGGTTATGCGACAGATGAGCAGATCGAGCAGCTAAAAAAGTTGGGACCATCTGTGGAACGTGATATGATATTAAAGCAGATCGAGAAGCAGACGAAATTACGCGGGAAAATCAAATAGGGTATTTTGGCCAAAGAAGAACAGAAGATCGTCGATACCAAAGATATTATTGGCCCTGCGTTCCATAAGGTTCATATCGGGGTTAAGCGCAATTATTACGATGAGGTCTGGCTAAAGGGTGGCCGTGGATCGCTTAAGACATCGACAACGGCTATTGAGATCGTATACGGGATTATCCGTGATCCAGAGGCCAACGCGCTGGTTCTTCGTAAGGTTGGCGACACGTTAAGGGGGAGCGTCAATCAGTCCTTGTTGTGGGCGATTAATAAATTGGGGTGGGATTCGTATTTTGATTCCACGACATCACCAGCGGAGATAACTTACAAGCTCACCGGACAGAAAATCATCATGAAGGGCGCTGACAAGCCGGAGAAGCTGAAAGGCTTAAATCTGGCGAAGGGCTATTTCAAGTATGTCTGGTATGAGGAGGTGAGTGAGTTCGCTTCGATGGCGGAGATACGTTCGATCAACCAGACGGTATTGCGTGGCGGGAAGCAGCAGATACGGTTCTATACGTTCAACCCTCCGCCTGATGAGCATAATTGGGTGAATAAGGAAACGAACATCCAGTTACCGCGAAGGCTGATCCATCACAGTGATTACAGGTCTGTTCCACCTGATTGGCTTGGCGAGCAGTTCCTAAAAGAGGCAGAGCAGCTCAAAGAGCGCGACTATGACCGCTACAGGCACGAGTATCTCGGTGAGGTGGTCGGCAGGTCGGATAAATTGGTCATGGCCGGAAAATGGGAGGTCGGGGATCGTGATACCTCGAAGATGGACGGCGCATATTATGGATTAGACTTTGGCTTTGCGAACGATCCGAACGTGGCTTGCAAGCTGTGGGTGGATTGGGATGCCAAGGAAATCTATGTTGAGTATGCCGAGTATGGTTACGGGACTGAAACTGATAACATGCCATCGTTTTTGAAGCGGGTTCCTGGCATACAGAACTCGACGATCAGGGCTGACAGCGCGAGACCGGAAACGATCTCGTATTTAAGGCGGCATGGGTTCCCGCGAGTAAAGAGCGTGAAGAAGTGGAATGGCAGCGTTGAAGAAGGCGTGAACTGGATGCGCGGTTTCAGGTGGATATTCAACCCGCGTTGTGAGAAGGCGATAGAGGAAGCGAAAAACTGGTCGTACAAGGTTAACAAGGCCGGAGATATTTTGGGCGATCTTCAATCTGGATGGGATCACTTTTTTGATGCGGCGCGATATGCGCTGGCTCCATTTATCAAGAAGCGGAACAGCGGAGAGGAAGCTATCATGCCTTATACGACTGGCGGTAGCGGAGCGTGGGGCGGATCGAAGTCAGATATAGATGATTCTGGCGATGCGCGAGGAGAGGTTGCGTTCTAGATTGGTTGTCCTGCGTCTATAAAAATGCACGTTGCGCTGGTATCAAAACCATCGACGTAGTTAGTTTCCAGTTTGCTGAGTTCTTTTAGGCACTGTTGCTGTGTGTGAAACGGCAGACTGTAGACAGAGAACGCGCTATCTCCGCTAGATAATTGAACGATAAACAGTATCGCATACCACACAAGGATACTGTAGCACAGAATCCTATAGTCTCACAGGGGAATCGTAATATTCCGGCCCATCAACATAAAATTCAAGCTCTAAATACTCAACGGTGTCCTCGGAATGCATTTCAACGGACACATAATTCATCCCAGATTCGCAGGAGTTACCACGGAAATATTCCTCGCCCTGCCTGATGACCTCGTTCCTGTTTTCGCCATCGCATATCACCTTACCGTTATAGCGCATCTCGTAAATCATACAGACCTCCTATGTTTAACCCCATGCCACACCTGGCGGCATAGCATGGGGTGTGTTGACAGCATAAGTACATCTACACTTTAAGCCAATCGTCAGTATCAGCCACCCGACTGGCTTTATTCGCCATCTACAGGACAGCGAATCTCGTTATTTTGAATGTCCGCAACTATCTCTCCAACAATTCTTTTTGCCAGACTATTCACCATTCGTTTATGGTCCTTGCACGATTTAAACCACTCAGGATGATTGTGGATGCAGTCGCGTATTTGTCCTTCAACTCTCCTGTGCCACTTATCATGCAGTGGTGAGTGCTTTCTCAGGGTCATTAATTGTATTTCTCCGAGAATGCTTCATCTGTTGTGCACAGCAATATAATCACCTCTATCAAAGCAACTATGGCAGGAACCCAAGTCCAGAAAAAAGTCGCGTATAGAACTCCCCATAGTGGCTGGCGAAGGTAAAATTTGTGAGCGCCAACACCCCCAAGGAAGAATGCCCATGCGATAGCTGCGGTTCTTGATTTCATATCTATACTCCTCGTTGTTTGTTGTATATTGTTTACCACCAGTGAACACAGAAAGCAAGTAAAAAATTCACTTGCAGTAAACTTTAATTATTGATATGTTATCAAAATGAGTCCTTTCGATTTTAGAAAAGAACTAAAAATTAGCCAAAAAGACATGGCATCCATGCTTGGCTGCTCAAAGGCTATGGTCTGTATGATAGAGAGCGGCAAGAGGCAGCCTTCGCTGACCATGCTAAAAAAATACGAATCTGTATCCGGCGGTAAGGTTTCTTTAAAAGATTTCTGAGTATAATCCTGTCTGTTATTGTTTGGGCAAAAATCAGGAGGAAGAATTCATGATTAAGTTAATAGCGTTTCTATCGTTTGTGACGATAAATAGCAGTTATGATGCAAGTACGATAAACAGACAGCAGATGTACTGCCTGGCCAAGGCTGTTTACCATGAGGCCAGGGGCGAGGATGTCGTTGGGCAAATGGCGGTGGCCCATGTTGTCATTAATCGCGCTACGGATGCCCGCTATCCATTTGGTATTTGTGCGGTTGTTAATCAGCCAAAGCAGTTTTCTGGGATCGACTATGCTGTAATAGATTACAATTCTAAGGCATGGGAGCGCGCTATAGAGGCGGCTGTTTTTGCGTCTTTGGGGATAACTGATGACCCGACTGGTGGAGCAACTCATTACTATGCCCACAAAAAGGTTTCGCCATATTGGAAAGATTCACTGGTTAGAACAGCTAGGATTGGCAATCACACATTTTTGAGGTAAGATCAACTTCTTAATACAAGTTACCTCATTAACTTAGCCCTGCCGCTTGTCGGTGGGGCTTTTTTTGTCTATCATGGTGTATAACCAGAAGGACAATATAAATTATGGCTAAGAAAAAACTCCCCACAACCGAAGCGCAGCCACCATCAACGAATCAGAGTCAGGGGAAGCAGCCATACAGCCACAGGGATGGCGAATCAATCGCCGCTGGCGTTGATGGATATAAATTCGCCAATGGTTATGTGATCGACGATTGGCTACCAGAGTTACAGGGGCCGCGAGCTAGGCAGAAATACCGCGAGATGTCCGATTCTCCTACGGCTGGCGCTCTGTTGGCTGCTGTTGAAATGCTACTCAGGTCAGTCGAGTTTAGATTTAAGGCGGCGGAGGCAGACGTTGATGGGTTCTATGTAAAGTTTGCAGAATCACAGATAAACGATTTATCCGACAGCTTCGATAACATTCTGACAGAAATTTTGACATTCCTTCCGCATGGCTTCTCTGTGATGGAGATGATTTTCAAGTATAGGGATGATGGCCTTATCACCACAGCTAAGATCGCTCCTAGATCGCAGGAAACGATCTGGGAGTGGGATATTGATGAGCATGGTGATGTCCGTGGTCTATGGCAGTGGCCGCTTGTCA